TACGCAATAATCTGGTTGGATTGTTAGGGTGATATCTACATTTTCACCTGTATCACTCCATTCCAATGAACCAAAGTCTGCCTTGGTGATTTGTGCACCCTTAATAATCCATTCTTCAACCTTATCACCTACTGGGCCGAGAACTTGGAGGGTTAAATCCTTCTTATAGAATTCTGCGTATCCATCACGACCTGTGACCGATTCGTGGTGTAAACGTACCCATTCCATAACTGCTTGTGCACCTGATGGAACAATTGGATCATATAACGTCATTTCCATAGTATCCCACTTTGAAACACCCTTCACATAACGAACGGTGTTAATGTGTGGTAACTTAATTGATTCCTGGGTAAGAACAGGACGTGCGACTTTTCTTACGATATATGCTGGAATACCTTCAATCAAAAGAATAAATCTATTCTTGATTTTTGGTTCGAACGCGGTAAAGAAAATTTCGTTTTCGGCTACGATATTATTTGCCATTTGTATCTCCTAACGGATTTATCAATAAATAGTTTCTAATCTAAAAATATGACCAATTATGCCCCAGGGAATGTAGCACCCGTTGGGAGAATGTTGAATTCTAACTTGATGAATTCAGCAGTCTTTGTTGGTTGGAGATACAATTGACCAACCAAGATATTACGGTCAATGACATCAGGTGTATTATTGGTTTCATCCATAATGACACGGAATGCGTAGAGACCTGAACGTTCTTGGACATTTGCCAAATACGGATTGACAATGTTAAGGAAACGATTACGTGTTGCTTCAACATTTTGTTCAAATACGAGGTAACGTGCTGAACTTGCGATGAACTTCTTCACGGTGATTAACAAACGACGAACATTTACACGGTCAAGTGCTGATGCGCGGCGTTGTAAGGTCTTTTGACCCCATACACAGATACCTTGTCCTGGGAATTGTGCGATTGGGTTAACCTTACCTTCGTACAATACGTCACGTTGTGGTTGTGCTAATCGTGTCTTAACACCTGCTGCTCCTGGAATACCACCACGGTTTAACCCTGCTGGTGCAAACCATTCTGCTGCGATGTTGTCGTTATATGCATATACTTCTGGAAGTGCGACTGATGGTGGAACATATACTAACTTATTGGTGTTGGTGTCAAGGACACGGATCCAAGGATAGTATGATGCTGCGTAATTAGTATCTAATAATGCTGCTTGATTGACTGCACCAGTAATCGTTTGACTTGCTTGTGACAAATCCATAATGTAGAAACAATCACCACGATTTTCGCAGACCGTTAAAGCGTAGTTAGCGACAAATGGGTGTAATTCATACACGATACCAGGTAATACTAACAAATTAATATCAAAGGTATCTGGGTTACTGATTGCATCTAATGCTTTCTTATATGCTCGTGAACCTGCTGCAGTACCTGTTGAACAATCAAATCCTTGGGTATTTGTTGCGGTGATACCATCATACATGTTGATGTATCGTGCTGGATTGTCACCGTCAAATCCACCTTGGAGTGGTACCGTAAATTTCAAACTACCAACAATTGATGGTGTGGTGAGGAAGTTTGCTACTGCAACTGCGTTACCACTATCATCATATAATTCATTTGCTGGTAAGTTTTCCAAACTGAATGCTGCACCCATTGTGACCGAACCACTTGGGATTGGTGCTAACAATGACATATTGGTATTTGGAGTATCAGAATATTGGAAGCCGTAGAATTCGTAACTATTACGAATTGCTGCTGCGTTATATCCACGAGTACTACCCGATATCCAACTTGACGATAAGAATGTCGGTGCAACTAATTCTGACGATGCAACGGATACTGGTGAACTTAATTGTGCAAATCCAAATGGAACAGTATTTGGTGAAAGTTCATCAGCACCTGGTGCCATTTCAATCCAAATGTATTGTGATACATTATTGAAGTCACCTTGGAAATACCGTTCACCAGTATTTGGATCTGTTACTGGTGCACTATTACCGATACGACGAGCGATAAAGTTTGGACTATTTGGGTCAAGTGTTAAATTGTCATATTGTTCTAATACCGATGGGCGTTGGTCGGTGTCCATAAAGTCACGGACTAACAAACTAAACGTTGCGTAATCACCAGTATTTTGACCTAACTTTGGACCAATGATGGAAATTTTTACATCTTCATTTGATGCGTTACCATCACTGATTGCATGCACCTTGAAGAGATTGAACTTTTGGCCACCAAGTGTTTGTGATTGAATATATGGAGTTGATGCGGCCGCGTAAGGTCCATAAGTACTACCTGTAAGATATAATGCCGTACTACTAACTTGTGCGGACATACTAACTGATGTACCAGCGGCAGTCACTGCTTCTGGGAATATTGCGTAGATATATCCGTTATGGTTTGCGGTTGGACCAAATCCAAGATAATTTCCAACAAACGATGCTGCGCTAGTCGTAGTGCTTAATCCTGTAGTGGATACTGCCGACACCGCAGATGAGGAAACTACTAATGAAAAATTAGTCGCTGGACCTGTTGATGTAATACCTGTAATATCACTTCCCGATACGGTTGGGTGAATTACGGCGTACAAGAATTGACCATTTGACCCTGTTGCGTATAATAACGCCGAGGTATGATCGGTTGGACTGTAACCATCTAATCCAAGTGTACGAACAACGGTTGCTTGTCCTGATTCACGAAGGTAATTTTGAACCGTGAGGCCCAAGAACGACTTTGCATCAGGTGTACCAAATGAGTTGATAAACTCTTGTTGGTTATGAACAACAGTAGGAATAAATGCTGGACCTTTTGTTGTCGGTCCAATAAATGCCCCACCGATTTCAGAAATGCCTTGTGCTAAAAAGCTAAGGTCACGTTCTTGTGTGAAAACGCCAGGACTAACGATGCGTTCTGCCATACGGAATCTCCAATGTTACTTATTTTTATCAGGGGTAAACATACCAGTATCAATATCCAAAGAACCTATTCCATATTTTTCTAACAAACTATTAATAACTTCTTTTTCTTTTGTTAACAATTCTTTATATGCTACGGTTTGTTCTGTAATCTTACCTTCTGCTTCTTTTAAATCTTCCCGTAACAAATTTGTAGTTAATTGCAATTGTCCTACAGTAGAAATTACTGTAATCATTTGTTCTCGTAAACCTTTAACAGAAGAAATTTCTTCTTCTGTTAATTTAATCGGATCTGCCATATAACCTCCTAAAATTTATAATACTACTCATATCATAAATATAGATTATTTTTGTCAAACATTACTTTTACCCATCAACAACTTCGGTAAAAGTGATGGTTTTTTTCGTAGTAAATCGTTGTTGTGACGTTTGCATCAATTTTCCATATCTATCCACCATTCGTTCTGGTAGGAGGTATGCCGATACATTTAGTGTAAACGTTGTTTTTACTAAACGGTCTTTTTCTACTGGTAATGTATTATCCATTTTATATTCGTCTATTCTGGTACGGAATTTGTACCGATTTCTATCACCCCAGAATTCATCATCTTCAAATGATACTTGTTCTACTAATTTATTCATTTGTTCCATATATTCGGTCCAAATAACACATTCGTAGGTAAGGTCAAAATAATCGGGTGTAACCGTCACCAAACGTTGTTTAACGGGCTTTATACCGTTCACAGCGGCAAATCTATCATACGGATTATATCGGTTCCATCCTGTCTCAAATTCACGTTCTAAATACTTGTTAATAGGTGAATTTTTGTTCGTATTTTTCTTCATACCTGACCGACGAAGCATGATTAATGGGAGTTGAATTTTGCCCTTATAATCACGAAATACCCCATCTTTTTGGACACTTTTCCAACGTTCTGGGTTTCCGTAAATAATCGGTACTTTTATTTGTCGTTTATCTTGGGATATTAATGGACGAATTCGTTGATTTAAATATTGAATAAGTGTTTCATCAATATTCATCAACGTAATCTTGATGGCGTTGTTACCATCTTCTGTTTTGGTGTCTAATCCACGATTTTGATTAGTTTCGGGAACATTGACACCAGTATTATCCACAGGTAGCTGTGTTGATTTTTGATTATGATAATCAGCCATTTGAACCAGGTTCCTCAATATTTAGACCACTGATACGTGTCAAGTGTGCGTCACACAAAATAGACAATGAATTATAGGGTTGTCCTGCGATGTACTGGGTATCATTGATATTATCAATCTCATAGTAACTATCATCATAATGGACTACATCACCGATTTCTGGATAGACATTCACTTCTTCCAACAATTTACGTGTAAATCTAAATTCCACATCTTGTTCAATATCCACACCAAATCCTGCTGCGGTATCCGCAACATTTTTCTTGTATTTGACCAATGCTTTTAATTCTACACCAGTATATCGTGCCTTTTCTGTTGCTTCCCCGTATAAATTTACCGAGGTAGTATCTAACGAAATTTTATACAGAATAACATCTACATCTACGATGTTATTCATAATTTCACGATTGAAGTGTTGTATTAAATTAAAATCACGATCTGTAACAAAGCGTGGCATAGATTACCCGATATAAATAAGAAGCGGTGCTTTTTGATAAATTTTTTGCATCATTTCTGCATTTTCTGCTTGTTTCTTTAATTGGGCTTGTAATCCCGTTTGTTCCAACGTTTCCCGTATTTCTTTGATAAGGAATTCCTTTTCTTCTTTACCTTCACGACGAAGCGTGTCACCATCTAATTTAATGATAGCATCGGGAATAGGAATATTTTCATACTTACCACGAATGTCACCCAATGTTTCTTTTGCTAATGCTAATGTGTATTTAAATACCCAAGTACGGCCAATAGAATTGATGGTGATATATGGAATGTGATTGTATGGAATATTAGAATAGTCTGAAACAATACTACCTGATGGATTATACGTTTTACCAGGTCCTTGTTTATCGTCTGCGACTACATAATCAAACCAAATAGTTGCGTTTTGTTTAAATATGGGTGAGAACCGAACGACATTATTCGATACTTCAAAGTTATATTGACTTTTACGAATTAAATCATTGACTTCGATTGCTTGAATACGAAGAAGGTCTTCATATGCAGGCATCATCACGAAGGTCACTGGTGGTGAATATCCATCAAATCCAAATTCACTCATCAAGTTTGTTAGACCAAGACCCGTGGTTGCAAATGGGTCATAATACCGCGCCACGGCGGGTGGCATGTAATGATAAATACGGCGAATTTCTATGGCTTTTCCACCTTCATGTGGGTCTGCCCATAATGTTTTTAAATCATAGGATTGGGTTGCAATTGAAGCAGAAATATATCCTTTTTTCACATCTACATTTCCACCACTTTGAGCTTCTACACCATATTGTGCAGATAAACGAACAATTTGTGGTAATGCGGACCCAATAATATTTTTTTGTGTGATAGAATTTGCGGTGGTCATTCCCTGTAATGATAACATATGTTCACGAGCTTGGAACTGATTGACTTGTGAACCATACATCATAATTGCTTCTTCAAAACATGTAAATAATATTTTATCTACAAGTTCCACATCCAATACAGGATACCCCAACCGCCGCGCAACATATTCTGCTACTCGTGGGGCATCACCCTGAAAATCGGTATCATCATCAAATATACCAAATGGGGTTAATCCACTTGGATTTACAGGACTACCATCATAAATTACTGGATCATCACTTAATAGGGCCATAATAATCTCGTAGATAAAAGAACTCTAAACTATAAATAGT